TAAGCCCCTATCTTTGCAGCAGCAGGCGGTCCAGCGATCGGACCAAGCTCTGCCAAGGCTCTAACCTGAGCAGCAGCTGTGTTCTGCATCGTCCTGGCAATATTCAACCCAGCCTCAACAACCACTATCGCTTTTGCGGCTTTTTCATTTCCTGCGGTAAGGTTTCGAAGGAGAGCGATTCCTGAACTGATTACACCTTCTTTCTGACGAATAATGCTGTTGCTGACACGAGCTTCTATTTGTTCACGCCTATTTGCAGCAGCCTCTTCTTGGGCAAGCAGACGATTTTGGAATTCGCCGAAATCGGCTTCGTACTTATCCCAGTTTTCACGGAGCAATTCATTTTGCTGCTCACTGCCTTCGATCGTATTGGCCATGATGATTTCACGGCGCCGCATGTAGCTTTCGTCAATACGAGCCTCTTCATCGAGGAGCTGGGACTGTAGGCGCTCAATTGCTGTTCTGGATCTGTCAGCCTCGATCTGGTCATAGGCTGCATTGATGGCAGCTAGCTGGGAACCGCTGGCTTCGCCAAGCTTGGCGATATACAAATCGCGTTCCCGGTTGGTCATGTTTAACGTTTCGGCTTCAAGCCTCAGGGATTCAACCAGGGACTGAACGGCTTTGTTTTGCTGCTGGTAGGGTTGGTCTGATTTATTTAGGAGTTCAGCGGTTTCAATGTACTGGCCAAGAAGAGCAATTACTTTTGAAATGTTGCCCTGGGCTTCCCGAGATCCACCATTGAGAGCGCTCAGTGAGTCAACAAGGCTGATCGCAGTATCTTGGTTGCTGTTCTCCTTGAAGTCATCCAGCGCCCGAGTGACAGCAATGATTTGCTGATTTGTGCCACCGAATTCTTTGGTCAGATTCATCAAAGTTGACTGCAAGAACCAAGCGCTGTTTCTCGATTTTTCAAAGCTTTGTGTTGTTCTTTCCTCAAGGACTTTTGATAAATCCTCAAAATCTTCCAGGCTATCTCTTAATGCGCCTTCAGTAAGCGTCTGCTCCAGTTCAAGCTGTGCGGTTTTTATTCTGAAAAGCGCATCGGCAACGCTAGGTGCCGTTGTGGCCAGCCGCTGTAACCTTTCGTTATATGCCAGGGTGCCATTTGATGAGATATCGAAAGCGTCTTTTAACTGGAGGGCATTTTCTTCGAGCTCTTTAATGTCTGCGCCGGTATCAGATGCTTTCAGGCCAGCACCAACAAGTGCGGAGCCTATGGCTATGATCGCGCCGGCTACCACACCACCAGGGCCAAATATTGAGGCGATTTGAGAGCCCTGCTGACCGAGGATAACAAACCCATCAGCGCCTGATTGAGCCTGTATAGCAACGTCCTGCAACTGATAACCCAGGCCGCCAGCTATATTACGCATGCGGCTCATTGAGTCGTTTGCAGCATTTCCGCTTTTGGGTATTTCCTTGATCGTTCGTGTTAGTCCATCAGTAGCCCGCTCAGCATTCGCGCCAGCTTGAGTTAAGCGCTCAAGCTCCTCCTTTGTTGCACTGATACCAATGTTTTCAACCTTAATTTGCAGGTTTGCGTTTTGTTGTGTCATCCACAGTTACTCACAATGATAATTAGCTCGACCTCCCACGAGAGAAGATCGATTCGCATTAAGCTGGACCAGCTGGATAGTTCGGTATAGGTGATAGGTGAGCCCTTATAGAGTGTTTTGAAGATCTCCCAGAGATAGAGGAGTTCTCGAGGGCATTCGGGCTCTTCGGTTATTTTTCTGCCAAGGGTTTTTTCGATTTGCCTGGTGTGCGCTTCGTTCGAGAAGCTGGAGCCTTCGACCGGCTTTGACTGCTTGACTTGGAACTGGGCAAACTTGAGGAACTCACCGGCTTTTTTTTAATGAATAGGCCTCTTTGGCTAGCAATACGGTCGATCATGTCAGCAATTTGAGGGGCATTTTTAAGCCAGTTGATCAAGTTCTCCTGATTGAACTCATCAACAAAAGACCATCCGGCAACCAGGCTGGCAACCAGTTCAGTTTGGCTATGCTCAAGCTTATGTTCTCGCTCTTCATCGCTTAACTGGGAAAGGTTCATCAGCTCACGTTGTTGCTTGATATTGGCACGTCTGAATTCATCGCTATCAATGCCGCGAATAATCAGGTAATGCTCTGTTTTTTTCCCATCAGGCAAAGACAAGGGCAACTTAATGCCCTCGTTTGCAACTTCTCGGGTGTGGAAATCGGTTAAACCAGTCATGTTTACACCACCGTTCTGGTTATTTTGATGTTCGTACCTTCCGTATCATCACGAACAGCCTGGAATGGAAGAGGGAGGGTGATTGGGCCTTCACCGCTGACATTCAGAACACCTCCGGTGTACTTTATTTTGGGCAGCAGGAATTCATATGAATTTCCGGCGTCATCAGCCAGAGTAAATTTCAACGAGGAGTAGGCTTCATCGACAAACTTTTCCAGCAGTGCTGCATTTTCAAAATAAGCAGTGATTTGGCCGGTCAGGTTTGATCTTCCAATAGAATGCTGGAGAGTGGTTTTTGATCCAACCACCGGTTTGGCGGCCAGATTGTTCTGAAGAGCGAGGGTTATTTCAGTGACAATACCGATACTTTGACCGCCTTCTTCAATCGTACCTGTAAAGGAGTCAATCACGTCCGTAGTTGTCGAGGCCGAATAGCTGGCACCTGTTATCAAGGCATCGCCAAGGGACATATCTTTTCCCATGAAAGAGAATGCACCGGTTACCTTGCCTTCTGTTGGTACCGAAAGATTTAGTGCGTTGATCTCACACCCTGTGAATCTATGCCAGGGTTTGTCTGCTGGCGCGATGTCGCTGAAATAACGTTCGATTGTGTAGGATCGGCGGAGAACGCCAGCTTTTAAAACATTGGCCGCCCAGGTACCGCCCAGAACTGATTCCAGGAAGTCGTCAAACGTAGTAGCAGAAAACTCAAATCCAATGTCACCAGACACTGATCGGGCCCCATGCTTAAAGCTGGCTATCTGTCGATCCTGTCTGAGCTCTTCCGATTGACTCGAGTTCTTTGATAAGCCGAGATTACAGCTTGTGCTCCTGACGTTTTGGAAGGCGGGGGTAGCCGGTGTGGTACCGAAAACGGATTCGCGAATAAACGCTACACCATGTCTGCTGCCGTCACTCATAAATTTATGCTCCTATCGAGGGGTTTGTGCTCTGTATTGAATGGTAAGAATTGCTTGATAGAATCCATTCACTATCTGTCCGGATCCATCCAGCCCACATGAAATGATGCTGACAGTCTGTCCCTGGTATGTGTGCCGGCTGCCTGCCTTGAATAAATTGCTGACCTCATCAGCCTTCTGCAGCACCGCGCCCGAGCCTTCATGCAGTGGATAATTCAGGTTTATTTGAACGATGCCTGTATGCTCGTTTAACCCTTCATCACCGAGGGTAACCACAGATGGTCTATTTGGGATCAAGAAAAACTCAAACCAGGGCGTATCGGCTCGCGGGTCATGGTCATTCGAGTTTTCATAATTTCCGGACAAGCCAACCCCTCCGCTAAAGGTTTGAACCAATGCGGATCGAATCTTGTGTATGCTCATTTATTTATTGCTCTGGGTTTCTCTGAGAATCTGCTGAATTCTGGCCATGTTCTTTCTGACCATGCCCTGAGGGGCCTGTCCTGAATGCCCGAACTCAAGCCGCTGGGCATAGGGGAGATTGTTTGTCAGGTAAACGCTACCGTCCGGGCTGGAAGCCAAAACGACATCCAGCACGTCATTTTTGGCAGAGGAACCTGACTTATCCTGTCGGTCGATTTCGTGGGTCAGAGGTGCGTTTTCTGAACACTGCCAGTTCCCCCTGGCCCGACCGGTTTTGACAGGTGTGTCCTGTATTACTGAGTTGAATAGTTTAATGGTGATGGCTTTGCGGTCCTCGTCGGTCTCCTGGAGAACCAAGGTAGACGCTTTTTTGAGTTCATCAGCAAAACTCATTTAACAAACTTCACCATGTAGTAAACAGGAGTGCCGTTTTTTGATTCGGTTTCAATACCATCGATGACCATCACATCAGACCCGACAGTTGCCTTGTCTCCGTTTTCATAAGTGATACTGGCATCCATCATATAAACCTTGTCGGTACCGGTGACCGCGCTGAAATACTTTCCGATCGAAATCTTGTCCGATATCGGCACACCATAGGGGTAAAAGGTTTGTGTGGTTTCGCTTGCTCTGGCACCTGTGACAGGATCAACCGCACCGCCTGTTTTACGGGTAATCGTGATCTTTTCACCATGTGCGTTAATCAATGCCAGGGCGGTATCCTGAATGCTCATCCTCTCACCATCGTTAAGCCGTTGCGCTTATAAAGCGGGGAGAGTAGAGCAGCAGGTTTCGCCAATGCCTCAACAAATGCCTGTTTAGGTACATCGGCTGAATAAGTGACCTCGATGGCGCCTACTTTTTCCTTCAGCACCGGGCCTCGTTGGTCTGGGTTTCTGTTTGGCATGAGCTCACTGTCCATTGCTTCAATAGCAAGTGCCAGCTGAGCATATTCAACCAGCCGAGGTATTTCATTATTCGGCAAGCGTGAATTGCGCTGCTCAACGTCCCAAACCTCCGAGCGTGGCCACTGTAAAGGCTGTGATGCGGACGTCTTCTCACCTTTGAATCGGTCTCGCTGAGCCTCTAAATAATCCATGGCTTTAATCAACAGGGACTCACACTCAGCGTCAGTTTTACCATTCAAATCAATGCCGCGAATATCGGCATACAGCCGCAAATCATCAACTGATTGATATGAGTTTGCCAGCGGGTTATCTCCGGCACCTGTTTCGATAATTAAAGCCATGGTGTTTACCTTAAGAATTCAAATCTTTAACTGTTTCGATAGCTGTTTTCTTATCGAAAGTTTGATCCAATACTTTACCGTCTGCTAGCGTGATCTGCCACTTGCCGCCGCCGATATGTTTGGCTTTGGCCTTTGGGGTGGCTTCGTCTGCTTGCTTTTTGGCTTCGGCTTCTGCCTTAGCTGCCTGCTCACGCCGCATTCTGTTAAATGCTGCTAATCCCATTTCGTTGCCCTCAACAAAATGGCCGTCCCTGGCCGTATTATTTAACCGTTGGTGATGATCTGAGCCAGGCGTACATTACCGCGCTGATATACACGAGACCAGTTTGCCGCATTCTGAAGCTCTGCATTCGTTGGGCTGGAGCCAGCAACAGATGCATTAGTGAACTTCACACCACGAGGGTGCATGATGAAGTGCGAGCGGTTGATCAGGATATCTTCACCGGCCAATGAGTCACGATCAGTTTCAGTTGGAACCGGAGCGGCACCCTGACCCATACCAAGAGCACCAGTACCAAAAAGGTAGGTGGTGTACTTCGCTGCGGCATCACCACCGGCACCACCGGCAGCTGCCGTGTAGGGTAGGCCGCGGTCTACGATTAGGGGAAGGCCGCGGTAGGTTTCGATTTCCAGATCACCCTGGCTTTCCTTCTCGAAAGAGGTTTTATCCAATTTCTTCAGGTTGTAATAAACGTCAGGGTGGAAACCGACACCAGATACCGCGCCAA